TTTCAACCTCTCCACCTCAACGGCAACGAATGCCTGTGGAGAAAACACGTATATCCACCATCTGGCCTTGGTGGTCATAAGCCCTGACGGTTTCCAGCCCTTGCCACCAGGATTCTGTTCAACCTCTACGACCATCCTGCCGATTGCGATACTGGTCGTACTTTACTTCGAACAAGGACTTGTCCAGGCACTGCAAGAAACCTTCTACAATCTTTTCCCCGTTGCCTGCCAACGGCCAAATCATTCTTCCAGTTTATTCTTCGCCTTGCGGTGTATTCTATGTCGTGAGAAGGCTGGTAGCCCTCGGTCTTTTTTGTTGGCATGTCAATCTCCTTTTGTTAACTCATGCACATAATGCACGAAGATGGCGCATGCGGTTGCGATGGCCGCCATCTCTTGAGTGTCGCCACTCAACGTAATTAATAGTACAGTAGAACCAGCAAAAGTAAACGAAAGACCAGCCGTAATCCTCCACAGCTTCTTAAAGAAGCTTGACACTAGAATGTAATTAGGTTACTCGTTACGGCTGTACCAGCTTGAAGCTTCTGGTTTAGGCGCATCTGAATCTCTTCTTGGCTGATGATAGGCACTTGTCTACCACCCTTGGTCAACTTGTCTTTCTTGTTGCCCGCAAAAGTAATACTGTTCAACACGTGAACAAACGCCCTATCGTATGCCTCCAGGGCATCCTCTATGTTTCTTGGCTGCGTTGCCACAACCAGTTCGGCTGCCACCTTAGCTGATGTCTGGGCGATTATCGTTTGGTCTGCCACGGCGTCTCTCCTTTACTTGCTGGGGTATGGTATCCCCTAATTGTTTTAATGTTAATTCTAACATAAGATTAGATATACGCCCAACCATTTTAATTTGAGCGTCACGCCATTGTAAAATATCTTCGATGGCCTTATCTGTTTCTTCTAACTTATCGTAATACACAAAAGTCTCCCTATTATAAAGCTGTTTCATTACTTACATATTTTAATATTCTACCACCATATATGGTGTTTTGTACTCCGTTTTGACGGTACACCTTGGCTCCTAGCGTGCAGGTCACAGGATTAAAGACAAAGCCAGCTTGAGACAATCTTACCCAAAAGTAAGCGTCTGCCCCCGACCAATATTCGGGGTTATCAGGCCAGCCCATAACCGCATTGAACGCATCACGTCTGGTGCATACCTGGCTGTGGTCAAGGATATTAAAGCCATTGGACAGTTGTTTGGCACCCATGAAGTCTTTACCAATCACGCCGTCATAACGCGTACCAAGCGGTGTGCCATCCTCGGCAAACATGTCTTGACCGGAATAGGTTACAGCTTGGTTTAATCTTTCCATCTGTCGCACATGCATGATAAGTTTATGAGGATAAAAGTAATCGTCATGGGGCAGATAAAACAAGTATTTGCCCTTTGAATATTCTTTGACGGCGGTGTTGATTTGCGTGGCGTATCGTGCGGTTTTGTATCTGTCTTCTTCTGATACATCCGACACAAAGTATTTAAAGTTTGGAAACTTGGCGTGATAGTACTTTAATACGTCGCGTACCTCTGGTTCCGATGAATTGTCATCAGCCACGATGATTTCAAATTTATCTTCTGGAAATCTTTGTTTGGTGCAGGACAAAATAGCTTTGTCCAGATATCGAGCGCCGTTGTAGCTGGTGATGATGATGGACGCTATCACTTGATAGCCCAGCATCTCAAATCTGCGTGCACCATCGGCTTTATGAAAGATGTTTCAAACTTACCGAAATGTTTCTTTAGTGTCTGACGCAGTTGCCATTCACCGATGTTTGCGTAATGCTCCCATTCGTATGGTGCATTGCCGTGCACACCAGAGTGTGGTGGGCGCGTCTCACCACCCATGGTGGCAATGAACAAGCCGCCTTTACGCAGGCTTTCTGACGCATTGTAAATGATATCCTGCCATACTGGCGTGTGTTCGAAAACCTCGCAACAAACAATGACATCAAAACTATTGGGCTTGATATAAACAGAGGCGTTAATAACTTCGTCAACACCAGGACCAGACTGCATGTCAATGCCGTGGTATGTTTTGGAGAACTGTTCTATTACATCTCTTGCCGAACCGTTGATGTTCAACGAACCGATGTCCAACACGTCAAGGTTCTCTTTGTCTTGACGCCAATTGTGAAACGATTGGAACACCCAATCATGTGCTGCTCCGTGCATTACTTACTCCATTTCTCTTCAAATATTTTTTTATCATTATTTACTGTTTTAGCAAAGTTCTTTGGCGGGTCTTTGTCCACTGTTTGCGAGTGTGCGTGATGACACTTGGCCTTGTTGGTTATCAGACACATGCGCCCTTGCGCATTCACCCAATTGACCAAATCATCGTCACCATACCACCACTTCATGCGTTCATCAAACGACCATGATTGAGCCAGGTCAGATGCCAGCATCATGGCAAAGCCAGCCATGCCACCAGTGCCATCGTATCTACCACGGCACGTGCTGTGGGTAATTACATCCACCTCGCCTACACCACTGTAGTTAGGGCATACAAGCCCCAAGCGTGGGTCCTCATCGAGAGCTGCAACCAGACCCGCAACGGTCCCCTTATCAATGGTTACGTCGTCGTTGAGGAACAAGACATGGTTTTCCTTCGCCAAAGCCATTCCTGCATTCCACATGTGATGAATGCCCACGCCACGGGGTACGTATATCTTTATAACAGAGTCGGGTATACCAGCCACCACATCAGCTGATTCGTGTCCGTCCACCACCACAACGATTTTAGAGACCTTCTCAGAGCCCATTAGAACGCTTATGAGGCGTGTTAGGCCCGACTTGTTGGATTTGGTAGGGATAACCACCGTAGCTGAGCTTGTGGCGTTTCTATACCAAAACATATTTTTAATTAATCTTTCATCATTTGGTGCATGCTCCAGGGCATCCAGTCCGTGCTGTAGGGCACGTTCGTGCAATCCTAAGCGATAGCAAGCCAAAGCAGCCAGGTCATGACCCATCCAACCCCAAGCCCAAGCCTCAGTTAGATACAGTTGACCTCTATCTTTTAGTCTCAAGGCTCTGTCAGCAGCCATCAAGCATGGAATCCAATCATTGTTTTTATAATAATATTGTGCCAGCTCCAACCATGGTTCTCTTCCCCATGGATACTCTGCACAAGCGCGCAACAACCAATGCTCAGCGCTATCAGGAAGCATCTTAGCTAAATAGCGCATGGAGAATCCACGCTCTGGTGCCCAAGTACTTCTTTCCATAACCAGGTGGCGCTTGAACAACTTTATTGCTTCTTCATTGCGACCATAATAATATAATTCTCTGGCGCAATAATAAGTATTTCTATCATCTTCTGGGTCTTCTTCAACTGCTTGTATCAGCAATGGAAGATACGAACCACGACTCTTGGTGTTGTCAGCAAAGTGGTAAATGCGTACGTCACAGAACGCCTGACGTTCCTGAAAACCTTCTTGGGTTATGTTAACTTCATGCACTGGATGCTTCCAGCGGTGGCTGAATCGAGCGGTTATCTTGTCACCATGATACTGCAATCCTGGCTTGCCACGCTCAATGGTTGCCCACTCATCAACGATGCCATCGTCATCATGTACGAATTCTTCCCAGTTCCACGTGTACAAATAGCGTGGACGATTGACAGAACCATCGGTAGGCACAGCTTCCAAAGCTTTACGCCAGCCGCGCCCCAACAATTCATCAACATCCAAATTAATAATCCAATCAACATCATCAGGAATCAAATCCAATAGATGATTACGAGCTTTGGCAAAGTGCCAAGGGTTGATGACCTGTTCGTGTACGATGATACCAAGTTCTTTGGCTAGGGCCACAGCATTGTCTGTTGAGCCTGTATCCAATAGGATACGGTAATCGGCATCAGCACATGATTCAGCCCAACGACGAATGAACTTTTCTTCGTTCTTCATGATTGATACTACGGCTACTTTCATTCTCTCTCCTTGAAAGTATAGAAGTAAAGTTCATCATCTGATTCTGAAACCCAACGTGAACCCGTGTGCTCACAGGAGAACTCACGTGAGAATATCTTCCAGTCTGGTTTCTCCAGTTTCTTTGTTATCCACGAACCACCATCCATCCACAAGATACGGTTGTTTGGCTGTATAAAGAACTGTCCACCCTCACCTTCGAACACATGACCACACTTGTGGCCTGCAGCATACTCGCCGTAGCCTGACGTGTATTGTGCGCCAAGGCACCAGTCGAGTGTGAACATGTACCTGGCCTTGTGTTGGCTGTGGTCTTTCAACCATATCATGGCGCCACGGTTCTTGCAGTAATCGATGATGTTGCACGACACGTTGTAGCCCACAGAATCCCACAGCTGTATCCAGTCAAGCGGATAGGCAGTGGGCGTATCAACCCACAGGCTTGTCAAATATTGGATTGGCACTCTTGCATGCTGGCTACCGTACTCGGTCATGACGCTGAATAGCCCGCAGCGTTGCGGTATTGAAGTGTACATAAATACTTCTACGGGAATTCGTTCGTTAGTTGGTGACGGGTCTTCGTCGTACAAGAACGCTGTGTCCATGCCCGCATAAAAATACGGAACGTTAATGTTTAGATAATTGCTCATTATGCTTTTTCCATTGTCTGTATTCAAAATACGAGTAGACCGATTTACCCAGCAGCCATCCAGCAAGCAGGCTCATGAGCTGCCCGAACGTCAACGGGTCATTCCATCCGTTCCATCATTTCATCACCAATCCTTCCATGTCGTGCGCAGAGATGTTTTCGTTTACTCTGGCCATTTGTTCTCCTGTTATTGCGGCATCATCCTTTAATTTAGGTTTGCCGCAACTAGGACAAATAGTAAGGGACTTCTTTGTAAACTTAACAGTCTTCTTTTTCTTTTTAGTCATGGCACAACATTTCAAGAAAGAAACATTCGTCCACGGTCAACAAACCTTTAAGCATCGCCTGTTCATGTTCAGGGATTGGTTTGTCGGATTGGCCCGCAATCAAAAGATGTTTTAAATAATGCCAATAATCATAATCAACGAATTGCATTTCTTGTGTATTCATTTTAATATCCTCCGGTTTTGGTCAGCGTTATTGCTGACACATACATAGTAACACAATCCAGCAAGAACCACAACTTCTGGTCACATATTTTATGATTACAATCAAATCGCCGCAAAAAACAATTAAGCATAAATACCAAAGGAATAATACAAATGCTTGGTAAGAAGGAATTACAAACACTGGAAACAACCTCATATTAAACAATGCACTGCCTGCAAACAGAAATAGGTAGTCCACTTTGTTCATATAGGGTACTTAAATTAAAGTAAGTATTGTAACAGTTCTGTAACATTTCTGTAACAATTTAGGGTTGACAAATGGGTAAAACCCTGATACAATATGGGTATAATGGGGAAGGTCTATGCTTAAACGTACAGGATAAGTTAAGAATAATAAAAGAATAAGACCAGAACACTGGTCGTGGTCCCGCAACCCTACCAATGTCCTGGCCTTACACCATCTATTGTAACATCTTTTAGTTATCAATGCAACTTCTGTGCATAGATTCTATAGTGTCATGTGTCACTAGGGCCTGTAGCTGTAGGCACACCACTGCACATCCTCATCTAGTCCAATGCGTAGTCTATAAGCATATAACATATACCCCTAGGCCACCCACACCCACCCCCCCCATCCTACCTAATCACATAAGATACTGAAACTATGCAGGGACAGACGGTAAATCTAAAATACCCCCACCCTTTATTTTAAAGATACTCTATTGTTTTTCTTTTATTTCCTTTATGAATTCTTCCCAGTACCAGGCGTTTAGCAACTCTGGGTCGTAGATATACCACTCTGGGTGTTCAGGGTCATATAGGTTATGTTCTTTGTCTATATCATCATTATGCATAATTTTATTTTCCTTTTTTTGCCGGCGACTGTTTCGGGATGCTTAACGCTACCGTTTCGGGTATGAACAACAAAAGCCCAGGTGGGGAGGAACTCCACCTGAGCCTTTGCCGTTACTATTAATCTAACCTTCACTAGCAAGCCGGGGGGCCCTATGTCTTTCTTTCGATAACATTGCTAGCTAGTCTTGGGGCCTATCCCAAGACGTCTCTATTATAGCATATAACTATTTGAATTGAGGTCCTAACACCCAGACTACCAAAGAATTTCTTACACCACTTGTCACTGGTGCTACACGGTGTATGAGCATGCTTGGAAAGATTATTAGTGTGCCTGCTTTCATTTCAGGATTGCTTGAAGTTTTTTGTCCCGTGAAGAATTCAAATTGCCCACCTTTAAAATCATCGTTTAATAGAACTGTGGCTGACAGTTTTCTTGGCGGGTGTCCGCTGGCTCCTGAGCCCACCATTGTGTCCATATGCCAATCATAATAATCTTTTGGTTTGTATGTGGTGTATTGAATTGAATCAAATCCATATAAGTCATAATTATAGTAAAGATTGTTTAAATTTATTATTTCTTGGCCGACTCGGTCTAGTATCCATTTTGTGTCTGGATTGTTTGCATAAAGCCATTTGATGGTTGATTTGCGGTGAGAGGTAACTTTCTTTTTATTACCTGTCAAACCTTTTTCTTTGGGCAAAGATGCAACGGCATGTTTAATATCTTCTAGTTCTTTGGCATTGAAGATATTGTGTTGATATGCCCAGTTCCAGACTGTGCGATGTCGGTCTATCGGATTATAAGTTAACATTAGAATGATGTTGGACACTTTGTGGTGTCGCCAGCGTACCAGTAGAAATCACCGTCTGTGTAATATTGCTTACAGCCTTCTTTTGGTTCTGACATTGTTATAAGTTTATTATTAAATGATGATTTGCCGCCGGCCGTAAAATCAAGGTTTGGGTCTACGGCATACTTTGGGTCAACATTGACTTGCTTACTAAAACCCTTATTGTCAGCAACATATGCCTTGTTGATAATAATCTGCATTTCTTTAGTTTTAGGATTGCGCTCTTCTTTACCGTAAATGATTGCTTGAGTCCCAACATTAAAGCTTTTAACATTGGCAACGGTTTCAGCATCACGATAACCAGGAAATAAAATAACCTGGATTGGTTTCTCAGCATCTTTTAATTTAATTGCTGTGGTAACCTTTTTTTCTTGTACGATTGGTTCTTTTACTATTGTGCCTGTATACTTCATTTTAATCTCCTTCGATTGTTTAGATGATTGCTTGGATGATTGGTTGCCAGCAATCTTGAGATGATAATATTAACAATCTCAACATTGATGGTTGATTCAATCATTCGAGCAATCGCTAGTATAGCATCTAGTAATCATGCATTTTGCCAAATTAAGTCTTTTTTACAAAAAGTTACACAATTGTAACAATCTTGTAACACTCCTGTAACATATGCCTGGTCCATGGTACAATAGTAACGCCATGTAATAATTTTCCCCTTTATATGAGAACCTTTTTTTAGGAGCCCCATGTCTAGAAGCGCCAGATTGTTTTTAAGCGAAACCCAGGAAGCCTACCTTGCCTGGCTGCTAACCCCAGAAGACACCCGCACCCCCGGCACCAAGAAAGAATGGGCCGAACTAAACGACGTGCATTACAATACTTTAGGAGTCTGGGAAAAAAATAAAATATTCAAAGAACGCTGGGAGCTGGGCGTCAAGGGCATGGCCCAAAGCCCCGAAAGAACACAAGCACTATTGGATGCCTTGTATGCTAAAGGTATTTCTGGTGATGTTAAATCTGCCGAATTGTATTTAAAGGCGACCGGCCAAATGCAGCAAGCACAGACCGTTAATATTAATACTTCTTCAGTCAAAGAATTAACCGACGAAGAGTTGCAAGCCATGATAATTGAAATCACGCAAAAGAAACAACCAACAATAAACATAACCAAGATAGAGGATGAAGAGTGAGAGCCGTTTGGGGAGCATTTGAATCTTCATCCATACAGGGTAGAAGCAACTCCAACCTGGTTCGTGCATTCAATACATTAAAGCGTGAACTCAACAAGCAGCAAGACCAGCTGCTCATGGACCACCAGCAAGAAGATGTCGTGTCTGGCGGCAATGCTTCATCAATACAGTTTCATTATCTGCTTAGGGCAGACACCACGGCAATGAGTGCTTCTACCGTGGTTTTGGGTGAGTCTTTTGATTCTAATGAAGGTGTTACAAATTGTGCCAATGTTTATTTTGCGCCGAGACGAGATTTCCGTAAACCAGGAAGAGGATTCTAAGTGGCTGTAATTCTACAAGTTCGTCGTGACACTGCAGCCAACTGGACTTCTGCTAACCCGATACTGCTTGCTGGCGAATTAGGATTCGAATACGATACAGGTAGAGTAAAGATTGGTGACGGCACTACCAACTGGAACAATCTACCATATTTAACTGATGCTACGGGCCCCACTGGTACAACTGGTCCAACTGGTCCTACAGGTCCTACGGGACCAGCGGGTTCTGCAAGCAGCACAGGCGCTACAGGACCCACTGGCCCAACGGGTGCAGGTGGAACAGGCGCCACTGGAGCCACAGGCCCAACAGGCCCAACAGGCCCAACAGGTGCTACTGGCGCAGCTAGTACCGTAACAGGACCCACAGGTCCGACCGGTCCTACGGGCGCTACGGGTGCAGCTTCTACAGTTACTGGTCCAACTGGCCCAACCGGTGCAACCGGCGCAGCAGGAGCAGCAGGAGCAACTGGCGCAACCGGTGCCACTGGTGCCACTGGTGCCACTGGCGCAACAGGTGCAACGGGTGACACTGGACCTACAGGCCCCACTGGAGCAACTGGTGCTACTGGCGCCACGGGTGCAACGGGTGATACTGGACCTACAGGCCCCACTGGAGCAACTGGTGCTACTGGCGCCACGGGTGCAACGGGTGACACTGGACCTACAGGCCCCACTGGAGCAACTGGTGCAACAGGTGACACCGGACCTACAGGAGCAACTGGACCAACAGGAGCAACAGGCGCAACAGGTGCCACGGGCCCAACTGGTCCCACAGGCGCCACAGGTGCTACGGGCCCAACAGGACCAACAGGACCAACAGGTGCTGATGGACAATTTGAAGTCACAGGTCCGACTGCACCATATGGTATTGATGGATTGGTTTGGTACAACACAACCGATGGCCGTACATACATTTATTACAACGACGGTAATACATCACAATGGGTAGAATTTGGAAATGCAAATGTTGGTCCAACAGGTGCCACTGGAAGTTTTGCTCTTGCGCAAACCGTTGAGGATAAAACAGTTAATTATACTCTTTTAACTGCAGACGCTGGTAAGCTTATAACAGTTACATCGGGAACGGCAAAAACAATCACCGTTGATAGCTCACTTGATTTGTCTGTAGGTCAAAGAATAGACCTCCTGCAAATGGGAGCAGGACAAGTAACAGTTTCTGCGTCTGGCGCAACTGTTAACGGAACACCAGGACTAAAATTAAGAGCACAATATTCTGGAGCATCTCTTGTATGCACGGGAACTGATGTCTATGTATTAGTAGGAGACACCACAGCCTAATGCCTAATATTACTCTTGGATATCAAGCATCCCAAATTTCATCACAACCACTTTCAGTACAGTATCTGGTTATTGCAGGCGGTGGTGGAGGCGGATGTTCTTATACGCAAGGATGGGAAGCCGCAGGTGGAGGCGCTGGCGGATATCGCTGTTCTGTTTCTGGAGAAAGTTCTGGTGGTGGAGCACCAGCAGAAACAGCACTTTCAATGGGAGATGGAACTTATACCATTACCGTAGGAGCTGGTGGTACCGGCGGCACAAACACAAGTACACCTCCAACTGCTGGAAGCAATTCCAGTATTTCTGGTACAGGTATAACAACAGTAACTTCAACTGGTGGTGGTAGAGGTGGTTCGAACTCATCAACAGCCTTTGCACCAACTGTTGGCGGCTCTGGTGGCGGTGGTGGCTACGCAACCACAAATCCTGGTGCAGCCGGAACAGCAAACCAAGGTTTTGCTGGTGGTAATGGTGGTGGTTCTGGTGGTTCTTCTGGTTCAGGCGGCGGTGGCGGTGGTGCTGGCGGTGTTGGTAAAAATGGCACAACTGCATCTTCTGCCCAAGACGGAGATGGTGGCGCAGGTGTTTCTTCATCTATAACTGGTTCTTCAGTTGGAAGAGGCGGTGGTGGTGGTGGAGCAATTTGGAGTTCCGGTGGCAACGGAAACGCTACCGATGGTGGTGGTGCAGCATCGCCAGTTGGCGGAACAGGTGTGGCAGGTGCAGGCACAGCCAATACGGGTGGTGGAGGTGGAGGCGGTTTTCGTACCGGTGGTTTTTCTGGAAGTCTTGGAATTGGTGCTAACGCTGGTTCTGGAGTTGTAATAATGAGATATCTAACGGCTGACGCAACAGGAAAAACAATAACCGCATCGGTTGGAACTTCAAGCACTTCTGGTTCTTATACGATTTGGACATTCAACGCATCAGGAAGTTTGACAATAGCATAATGGCACACTTTGCAGAATTAGACGACGACAACATTGTTTTACGAGTATTGGTAATAGACAACAGCGTTGAGCATGACGGAGAAAATTGGTGTCATAATATTTTTGGTGGGCGCTGGAAACAAACATCTTACAATGCTAGAATAAGAAAGAACTACGCAGGAATAGGATACAAGTATGACGAAGAGCTTGATGCGTTCATTGCACCTAAGCCTTTTGCGTCCTGGACTTTGGATACAGAAAAGTGTTTTTGGAATCCTCCTGTTGAATATCCTTATGTTACAGAGGGTTCTAGAGATTATTATCAATGGGACGAAAAAACAATATCTTGGATTGAGGTAAAATAAATGCCAGTTATAGATTTTCCAGTTTCACCAGTAGATGGTCAGGTATTTACTGATGGTGACCACACCTGGGTTTTTAGTGCAGTAAGCGCAGGTGGACCAGGAGCATGGAAACTAGAAGCGCAAACGGTAACAGGACCTACTGGACCAACGGGTTCGACTGGACCCACAGGTGCTACGGGCCCAACTGGTTCTATACCAGGATTTGCAGAAACAGGTCCAACAGGAACAGTAGGCACTAACGCCAACACCGCTTTTGGCAGAGCGGCAATGAATGGGACGGGACCTTCTGGTTCTAATAACGTAGCAATTGGCTTTAACGCACTGAACGCAATAAATACTGGAAGCAATAACGTTGCAGTTGGAGCAAATGCACTTGATTCGGTTACGTCTGGCAATAACAATATTGGTATTGGATTTAAAGCTGGCGATGCATTAACAACTGGACGTGACAACGTTGCAATTGGCAATGCCGCACTTGATGTAGCAACTAGTGATTTGAGCGTTGCTATAGGCACTGATGCAGGTGGAAGAGCAACAACCGCCCAAGAGGCTGTATATATTGGCGGTTCTGCCGGGCTGAACGTAACAACAGGTGGTAGTGCAGTTGCAATTGGCTTTGGTGCATTGGGTCAAAGTACAGCGTCAAACACCAATGGTTTCCAAGTTGCAATAGGACGCATTGCTTTACATAGAACAACTGGCGCAAATAATACTGGCGTTGGCTTTGCTGCTGGTTCAGGCTTAACTAGCGGTACACAAAACGTTTTTATTGGCTCAGAATCAGGACCAGCTAATCCGGAAGCACCAAATGACACTGTTGCAGTTGGACACAGAGCTGCACTCAACATACAAACTGGCGCAGAAGGCAATATAGCAATAGGCACCAGTGCATTAAATAGAATTACAACAGGTGATAAAAATATTGCAATTGGCTATGAGGCAGGTGGTGGTATAGCCACCTCATCTGATAACATTGCCATTGGTGAAAATGCACTAGGTACCATCGCATCTGCGCAATTTAGCGGAACAAGAAGTATCGGTATTGGTTATAGAGCAATCTTTAGCGGAACTAACGCAGATGACAACGTAGTAGTTGGTTACGCTGCAGGCGAACAAATGACCTCTGGTGACCAAAACGTAATTCTTGGAAAAGACGCAGCTTCATCAGGAACCAACGACCTAACAACGGGTTCAAATAATATCATTGTTGGTTACCAAGCTGCAGCAACATCTGCAACAGTTTCTAATGAAGTAACTGTTGGTAACGCAAGCATTGCAAACTTCAGAATTCCAGGACTTGGATTAGATGCAACAGCAAACAGATTCAAGACAACCGGTCATTATGCTGGTTCGGCACCAGTAACAATTACGGCAGACCACACAGTTGCAGATTCTAATTATTGGATTATCAACAATAAATCAGGTTCAGCATGCACGTTGACTTTGCCAGCTGCTTCCTCATGGACTGGCAGAATATTATACATCCATACCATACAGCCACAAGCGGTTAACTCTGCATCTAGCAACATAGTTCCATTAATTGGAGGTTCTGCTGGAACTGCTATACTTGCAGGTGCTGATGGCGATTGGGCAGTATTAGTATCTGACGGCACTAACTGGGTCATCACCGAACAGGGTGGGGCTGCAGGTTCTGGAGCAACCGGTCCAACCGGTCCAACCGGTCCAACTGGCGCAGCAGGAGCAGCAGGAGCAACTGGTCCTACAGGTGCCACTGGCGCAGCAGGAGCAGCAGGAGCAACTGGTCCTACGGGCGCTACGGGTGCAGCTTCTACAGTAACGGGACCGACTGGAGCAACTGGGGCTACAGGTGACACGGGCCCAACTGGTCCCACAGGTGCTGCATCTACAGTTACTGGACCTACAGGTCCGACTGGTTCAACCGGCGCAACTGGCGCAGCAGGAGCAGCAGGAGCAACTGGTCCAACTGGTGCCACTGGCGCAACCGGTCCTGCTGGCGCAACTGGTGCTGCTGGAGCCACAGGACCGACTGGCCCTACAGGTGCAACTGGCGCAGCAGGAGCAGCAGGAGCAACTGGTCCAACTGGCGCTACTGGAGCAACAGGCCCTACTGGTGCAACTGGCGCTACAGGAGCAACAGGAGCCACTGGACCCACGGGCACAGTTGATATAGAAAACATGAACACCATCGTTGGCATGGATGTGTTCGGAGGTTAATAATGAGAAGGTTTAGTCCAAGAGTAAGATTAGGTAAAGCAAATAATACCAGTGCAATGGTTAAAAACTGGATACCTGGAGGAGCACCAAAACCAGCTCCAACAACTGTTGAATACTTAATTGTAGGTGGCGGAGGAGGTGCCGGAGCTAACGGAGGTGGTGGTGGCGGAGCTGGCGGATACAGAACCGACGCTGCGTATACTGTTGTTACAACAGGCGCATTAACCGTAACAATTGGCGCAGGAGGAGCAGGCAGTGTAAGCGGCAGCGCACGTGGCACTTCAGGAAATAATAGCGAAATAACAGGTACTGGATTTACTACCAGAACTTCTGCGGGTGGTGGTGGTGCGGCTTCTCGTGACGGTGGATTAACACCTGCAACTGGTGGCTCAGGCGCAGGTGGAGCAGGTGCAGAAACCAGTCCTCCAAACAGACATATAGCTGCAGCAGGCAATACTCCAAGCACTTCTCCATCGCAAGGTAATTCAGGTGGAAATGGTTTTGTTGGTGGAGGAAATGCAGCAGGTGGTGGTGGTGGTGGTGCCAGTGCAACTGGTAATGCTGCAGTTCTCGTAACTCCACCGAACTATACTGGTGGAGCTGGTGGTAACGGTACAGCAAACAGTATTACTGGTTCATCGGTTACATACGCTGGAGGCGGCGGCGGCGGTGGTGTGTTCGGACCATCAGGCGCTGGAGGCACAGGCGGTGGCGGTCCAGGTTGGACAGATTATCCAACGGGAGGAAGTCCAGGTACAGCAAATCATGGCGGCGGTGGCGGTGCAGGTGGTGGAGCCGGCGGCGCAGGCGGCTCAGGTGTTATTATAATATCTTATCCAAACTCAAATAGAGCAGCTACAGCAACAACTGGTTCTCCAACTTTTTCTGAAAGCGGAGGAAAATTTATTTATACATTTAATTCATCAGGAACTATAACCTTTTGATATGGCACACTTTGCAGAATTAGACGAAAATAATATTGTTCTTCGTGTTATCGTAATACACAATAATGAATGCAAGGACCAAGACGGAAACGAAAACGAAGTAATAGGCGCGCTGTTTTGTCACAATCTTTTAGGTGGCCGTTGGAAACAAACATCATATAATTCAAGAATAAGAAAAAACTATGCAGGATTGGATTATAAGTATGACGAACAAAAAGATGCGTTTATTCCACCAAAACCATACGTTTCTCACGTTTTAAACGAGGAAACTTGCAGATGGGAACCACCAGTGCCATATCCGACTGATGGAAAAATATATAATTGGAATGAAGAAACCTTATCCTGGATTGAAATAAACTAGTGCAATTAGAAGAATTAGTTAACGAATACAACTTTCGCAAATGCCGTGGCAAAGAAGATGCTACGACAAAAGAACTGGCGGAAGCATTCGACTTCTTTTGCGCCAACTACGTTTACATCAAACACCCGAACAAAGGCCGCATACAACTAAATCTAAGACCCGCACAAAAACAAGCAGTAGAAGCATGGATAGAAAACAGATACTCAATAGTATTAAAATCACGTCAGATAGGATTCTCCACTCTCGCAGCGGCATACTCTTTTTGGTTATCTTTCTTTTGGCCCGACCGTTTCATCGTTATGTTGTCAAAGACCGAAAGAGAAGCAACCAAACTACTGGCCAAAGCTAAATATATCTACAAGTTTTTGCCGGACTGGTTGAGATTGTCTGGCCCAGAGCTAATACAAAACAACGTACTAAAGATGACGTTCAACAATGATTCAGTCATCGAGTCGCTACCATCGGCAAACGAGCCAGCCAGAGGTGAATCGGTGTATCTGGCCATCATTGACGAAATGGCATTCTTGCCCAACCCAGAAGAAGCTTGGGCATCCATCGAACCAATTGCCGACGTGGGTGGTAGAGTAATCTGTTTGTCCACCGCAAAAGGAGAGGGCAACATATTCTTCAATTTATGGACGGGGTCGCAAAATGGAACAAATAGGTTTAAAGGAATATTTTTCCCGTGGTCTGCTAACGGGGATAGAAACCAAGCCTGGTACGATGCACAGGCAGCAGAGCTACCGATTTGGCAGCTACACCAAGAGTACCCCTCAAACCCAGAAGAAGCGTTCATACGTTCTGGAAGGCCAGTTTTTGACCTGGATTCGTTGGCGAGACTAGAGACGTCGGCACCCAAAAAAGGCCGCAACAAAAAACTTTCAGATTTAAGAAACTCATACATGTTCGACCCAGATGGCGGACCGCTGTCGGTATGGGCAATGCCGCAAGCAGGTGCCAGATACGTGATTGGAGCCGACGTTGCCGAGGGCTTGGCCAGAGGCGACTATTCTTCGGCACACGTAATCGACGCCAAGTCAGGCGTGGTCGTAGCACACTGGCATGGGCACGTGGACCCAGATAAATTTGGTGAAGAAATATTGTATGCCCTAGGCTATTTTTATAACGAAGCTTTGATTGGCGTAGAATCTAACAACCACGGTTTAACCACACTAACCGCTTTAAACAAAGCTGGTTATATTAATATTTATCGTCAGCGTAGATTAAATCAACGTAATCCAGAGATTTCAGAAACCTTGGGTTGGCGAACAACAACCTTAACAAAACCATTGGCCCTGGATGAATTAAATGCCGGATTCAGAGATGGCGTAGTTATTTTAAGATGTGACCTAACGGTAGCCGAACTTAAGACTTTTGTGAGAGATGACAACGGCCAGACGCACGGCTCACCCCATGACGACCGTGTCATGAGCCTGGCCATAGCTAATCAAATGTTAAAATATGTGTGGTTGCCAGAATACAAAGCCAAGACCGATGCCGCATTTGGCACGTTGAATTACTTTGCCTCTAAAATGCCTAAGTCGCCCAAGAAAAAAGAACGCTACTATATTGGAGAATTCAATTGGTATAGTGATAAAATGTAATAACTTTGCCTTAGTATTAGGAGAGTATTTATGCAATGCACCCCCTGTAAAACTGAATTAAAGACAGAAAACGACCGTAAGCGCGGCATTTGCTTCAAATGTCATGTCAAAGGCATCAGGTTTGGTTTTAGAGCTGTCGAATACGGGCAAAAGGCATGGAACAACTCCACCATTAGGGAGACTCAAAAGATGTATGAATCAATGCCAGGCGTTGAAAAAATCTCCACTAGGAAAGAATTAATTTAATATGGAATGGATTGTGCCTATCGCCGTTGCTATAATTGGTGGACCCCTGGTGGTTGTAGTCCAAAAATTAAGAGAAGAGAATACAGCCCAACACGCAGAAGCACGCGATTTGTTGCACAAAGTAGCAAACAAAGTCGACAAAGTAGACGAAAAATTAGACAACCACATAGAGTGGCATTTAATAAGGAGAAGGAAAAAGAATGAAAATAAAGAACGCTCCTAAGATAGAATATCCTAAGATAAAAAAATATCCTAAGATAAAGACACCTAAAGTGTCAACCAAAAAAAGAAAGAAAAAATAATGGCAACATATTCAAAAGAACTATTGTCAGGTTCAACACAAGGCAAACAAATTAAGGTAGCTGCAACAGCAACAGCTGGTACATTAATTCATACAGCCATCTCTGGAACAACTGACCTTGATGAGATTTGGTTGTATGCTGTAAATAGTTCGTCGTCAACGGTGAAATTGACGATTGAGTGGGGCGAAGCAACCGCACCTGACGGCAACATTGAAGTTACGGTACCAGCCGAAGACGGATACATGCTTGTAGCTCCAGGACTGCTTCTTCAAAACGGATTAGTTGTTAGAGCATTTGCTGCGACTGCAAACGTCATATTGATTAACGGTTACGTAAACAGAATAGACAAATAAAAGGAGCATAACATGCCATATTCAAAATATTCACCAAAACAAAAGAAGCTTGCCGCCGTTGCAGAACCGCGTGACAAGATTACCGGCGCCGACTTAAAAGCGTTAAGAAAAAAGCCAAAGAAAAAGGGGAAATAACTCATGGCAATCATAAAATCATATCTTACTCCAATAACATTGGATGGATTAAATCAAGAAATTGTTTTTGGTCCTGGTTATATTGACTTAAACATAAGCGATTGCAATACACTTTATGTACAATTATTTACTTCAGTTGTATCAACTTGGCAGATTCAGACCCAACAAAGTATAGATGGAACTAACTGGGTAAACCTTTCTGTTAGCGCAGGAACTGGCACTTTTGGTCCAACATATACTACCTCAGGAGCAACGTTTAGCAACATATTATCTTGCGGCGTTTTTTGTAGACCATATTTTAAACTAATAATGAACGCATATACTTCCGGTGAAGTTACAATGACAGCAGCAGTTTCTGTCGACCAGCCGGCGTCGTAAGGAAGAAAAATGGCAAAAGCAAAAAAAAGTAAATCAAAGGTAAACCAGGCAGGCAATTACACCAAGCCTGGTATGCGCAAGGCTTTGTTCAACAAGATAAAAGCCGGCACAAAAGGTGGCGACCCAGGCGAATGGTCGGCACGCAAAGCACAACTGCTTGCCAACGAATACAAGAAAAAGGGTGGCGGCTATCGTGGCTAGAGCCAAGTCGCAGGAATCATTGAAGCGTTGGGGTGACCAGAAGTGGCGCACATCCGACGGTAAACCATCCAAGGGCAAGAAGCGTTATCTGCCCGATGCTGCTTGGAATGCATTGTCGCCGGCAGAAAAAGCCGCAACCAACAGGGCAAAAGCAAAAGGAAACAGGGCTGGCAAACAGTTCGTCAAACAACCCAAGAGGATTGCACAGAAGACAAAAGGCTATAGATAATGGCTAAGCAAGGTCCTTGTTGGGATGGTTATGTGCAAAAAGGCATGAAATACAAAGGCAAAAAGATGGTGCCAAATTGTGTACCAAAAGGCGCAGCAAAAAAGAAGGGCAAAAAGTAATGGTTGTTAAAAAACTTACTGTTGCACAAAAATATCGTCAACTAAAAGCACAGACAGAACGTGCCGGAATGAAAGTAACAGAAAAAAACGGCAAGATTGTTGTTACTCGCAGAAAGAAAAAATAATGGCTAAGACCGCCGCATGGCAACGCAAAGAAGGAAAGAACCCCAAGGGCGGACTCAACGCCAAGGGACGTGCATCGTACAAAGCTCAGACTGGCGGAACACTTAAGCCACCAGTGTCCGCTAAGCAGGCAAAGAAGTCACCAAAAGCCGCCGCAAGAAGGAAGTCATTCTGTGCGCGCATGGGCGGCATGCCCGGTCCGATGAAAGACAAAAAGGGTAGGCCCACTCGTAAGGCTTTGGCCTTAAGAAAATGGGATTGTTAAATGGCAAGACAAAGCAACGCAGATAAATTATCTATTTATAGAAAACATGTTGACTACGCCAAACAGTGGCGCGCTAACGAGTATTACGACCAACTTTGGCAGAGATTAATCAACCTGTATCGTGGTCGCCACTATCGTGGTTATGTTACTGGCGACAGGCTTTTGGTCAACATTTCTTTTTCTACCATCAACACTTTGGCGCCCGCCGTTTCGATTGGTCGCCCAAAAATCAACGTCAATCCACGCAGGCCAGAAGACGCAGAAAAAGCAATACTAACGGAATCAATCATCAACTATTGGTGGCAACACTATGGATGCCAAAAAGAGTTTCAACGCGCCGTTAAAGACTACCTTATACTTGGGTATGGCTGGATTAAAACTGGGTATCGCTTTGTTGAGGAGTCCAAACTTGATGAAGTCGAATATTCTGCTGATGAAGCAGCTGATGGCAAACCTGCTGACGACGTCGAATCCTACACAATCATCAGAGAAGACAGACCGTTCCTAGAAAGAGTCGACCCGTTCGACATGTACGTCGACCCAGACGCACAATGCATGGAAGACGTACGCTGGATAGTGCAGCGCACCCGCCGTCCGTTGAAGGATGCCAAGATTGACAAGCGTTACGATGCCGCCGCAAGAAAAGATTTAGGTCCGTCATCATATCAAAAATATGCAAACATGGACAGAGGTTACATGGTGGACGCCAACTCCAACCCGGAGGAGGCATACTGTGACATCTATGAATATTACAACATTGAAAGCGGTGAGCTGTCGGTGTTCTCTGATTCAGGCGGAGAGAAGTTTTTAATCAAGCCAATCAAGATGCCGTATGAATTCGGTCACCCGTTCTACATGTTGCGCAACTACGAGATTCCAGGTTTCTTTTACCCGATGGGTGAACTAGAGGCAATCGAGCCGTTGCAGTACGAATTGAACGAAACCCGCACGCAGATGATGTTGCACAGAAAACGTTACAGCCGCAAATGGCTGTTCCAGGAATCGGCATTCGACGACGATGGTCGCCAAGCCCTGGCATCAGACGAGGACAACGTCATCGTTCCAGTCAAGTCTGGTGAGAACTTAAACAACGTGGTGGTGCCGATGCCGGCACTAATCAACCCACCAGAATTTTACAATCAATCATCATTAATTCAAAATGATATTGACAGAGTGTCTGGTGTGTCCGAGTATCAGCGTGGTGCCATTCCAGAAACCACCCGCACCGCCCGTGAGGCTGCAATCATTGCCGAGGCTGGCAATGCCAGGGTTGCAGAAAAGCTGGTTGCAATTGAAAACGGTATAGCACAATGTGCTTCTAATCTTATAATGTTGGCACAACAGTTCATGACTGGTGAGCAGACGGTAAGAATCATCGGCACGGAATCTGCACCCGTATGGCTTAGTTTTGATAAAGATTACATTAGCGGTGAGTTTGATTTTACGGTTGAAGCAGGGTCTACTGCCCCAAGAAACGAAGCTTTCCGCAGAGACATGGCCCTACAGATGGTCGCAGCAATGCAGCCATTCGCACAAGCAGGCCTGGTCAACCTGCCCAGATTGGCTGAATATGTGCTACAGCAAGGCTTTGGTGTCAAAGACCCAGGCTCATTCTTACAGCAACCACCAGCCCCAGAGCAGCCAATGTCACCAGATATGGGCAGTATGCCACCAGAAATGGCAATGGATGTGGCTCCTCCACCAATGCCAACCGAGATACCACCAGGACTTTTAACAGAAGCCGGTGGTCCAATACAGGGTCCAGGTGCACAGCCTGGAGCAAGTGGCGCCCTACCCGGTAGCATTCAAAGTCTTCCCCCCGAAATAATTCAAGCATTATTAGGTGGGCAGTAAAATAATAATGTAATGAAAAGCCCTATATTATAGGGAAACAAAAATCCAAATTAAAGGAACAACCCAAAGAAGGACGGATTCCTAATGTCAGACAATAATGAAATTAATAATGCTAGCTCTGAAAGCGTAGTTGACCCCGCCGCAAACGGACAAGTCGACGAATCTCCAGAGGTTACGGCAGAAGCCCCACAACCAGAACCAGAACTTTTTGACTACACAGAGATTGCCGACAAAGTCGTCAAACTCCAAGTAGATGGTCAAGAAATAACGGTTCCAGTTAAAGAGGCATTCAGCGGCTACCAACGTCAAGCGGATTATACCCGCAAGACCCAAGAGTTGGCTGAACAGAGAAAGCAAGTTACGTTTGCTGCAGCCCTTTCGGACGCACTCCAAAAGGACCCGGCAGGCACCTTGCAGGCGTTACAGCAGCACTACGGACTAGGTACTCCAACCCAAAGCCAACCGGCAGAGGAAGAGTACATGGACCCGGCTGAAAAACACCTTAAAAGTTTAGAGCAAAGAATCCAAGCTTTCGAACAACAAAAAGCAATGGATGATTTGACCAGAACGATTGATTCTCTGCAGAGCAAATACGGCGATGAATTCAACGCAGACGAAGTAGTGGCTAAAGCTCTGGCCACAGGTTCTACAGACTTGGAAGCAGTCTTCAAACAGATAACTTTCGATAAAGTTTATTCTAAGGCCAATGAGGCCAGCAAGAAGCTCCAAGAAGAACAAGCCAGGGTAGAGGCAAAGCGTTCGGCATCAGTGGTGTCGGGCGGTTCGTCAAGCAAGAATACCGTTGCCGCAAAAGCTCCAAAACCAACGTCGGTCTTCGAAGCCTTTGAACAGGCAAAGAAGGCACTCAACCTCTAATCAAACAACAAGGAGAATAAAATGGCCGGTAATCCCGACTTTAATTCACTGTTGTCAACTACGCTGCAAAATTATCAGCCCACACTGGTTGACAACATTTTCAAGGACCTCGTCCTTTTGAACCACATGAACGAGCGTGGTAGAGTTCGCGTCGAAGAGGGTGGTACTCAAATAATTGAGCCACTGCTCTACGCCGTCAACGACACCGTCGCCACGTACAGTGGTTACGATGCAATTGACCTCACCCCACAGGAAGGCATCTCGGCTGCCGAGTACGATTGGAAGCAGATGGCTGCTTCGGTCGCAATCAGCGGTATCGAGGAAGCAAAGAACCGTGGCACCGAGGCAATCATCAAGTTGCTGAATGCAAAGATACAGCAGGCTGAGATGTCGCTGCAGACAACGCTCAACGAGCAGTTGTTCGGCACGCCAGGTGTTGCACCTGCCGCCAAAGACTTCAATGGTCTGGGTAACATAGTTGGAACCCAGAACAACACGGTCGGTGGCATTGATGCATCAAGCAACTCTTGGTGGAACCCAACATATGATGGTACTGCATCAACATTGTCATTGGTAGACATGGCAAGCATCTACAACCAAGCTTCAAAGGGAAGCGATGTTCCTGACTTAATCATCACGAACGTTGCTCTGTTTGAGAAGTTCGAATCATTGTTGACCAACAACGTTCGTTATCAGGACGTGGCAAAGGCCAACTCTGGATTCCAGAACCTCATGTTCAAGCAGACACCAATCGTGTTTGACCTTGAGCTTGGCACGGGCACATCAGCACAACCAATGTACTTCCTTAACACGAAGTACCTCAAGCTCACCGGCTTGAATGGTTACTGGTTCAAGACCACAGAGTTCATGAATGGCACCGTTGCTGGCGTTGACGCCCGCTACGCGCTCATTCTGGCCTATGGTAACTTGACCTGCAGCAACCGTGCACGTCAAGGCTACTTGTCAGCTAACGCCAGCTAACACCCAATAAGTTTCGTTAGCGGGGGAAGTTTAAAAGCTGTCATCCTTCGGGCAGCTCTTCTCCCGCTAGCGGATTCACCGCAATACAAAAACAAACAAACAATTCTAATTAATAAAACATTAGTTAGGTATCTGCCGAAAGGCAAGGAGAAAGAACAACTATGGCAACAAATAATAAATTCATTGTAGAAAGAACAAACGTACTGGCCGCCGACGTAACAGTCGGTGCTACGTACGCAGTGTTGGACAACGAGGATTTTGGTTTCTATGGCAAAGCAGGCGAAACTTACGAGTTTAAAGCCCGCGTTGTCTATAGTGCCTCAGCAGCAGACAAAGGCGCAGCCTTCTCGGTCAGTGCTGGTGCGGTACCAACCTCAATTCACTTCATTTCGGAGTACAACACGGATGCAACAACGGTCGTTCGCACGGCTTGCGTAGCAATTAACACCCCAGACCATGGAACGGCTTCGGTCGCAGTTGCGACTGGATTCAACACCGCACTTGTCTATGGCGTAATCACACCATCGGCAGACGGTTTCATTGGTGTTAGCGGCATCGCAGAAGAAGCATCTACCATTACAGCCAAGGGTACATTGTCAACCCTGTCGTGGAAGCGTGTATTCGTAGGCGATAACGAATAATCTAGCAATCCGTAACGTGCCGCCAGGGGTGAAGGAACCTCTGGCGGCATGTTTTACATTTAGCGAAAGAAGGATAATATGAACAAACAAACACACAGCCAAGGCCAGGGTTTAGCTGGCACACAGCCCTACGGAATGGCAGAGGGTGTACGTCATATCGGTAATGGACGTGCAGACTATCATGGCGCAGGCGTAGAACTGGCACCACCATCCGGCATTCCGTACGGCGGCGTGCATTACAAGGGTGGTTTGTGCCAAGCCATGACAGCAAAAGAAGACCAATGCAAAGCCCCAAAGGCAAAAGGCACTGACTACTGTGTCGGTCACCTTAATCATTTGAAGAAGATGGGCGAAAACCAAGACGCAGCTTTAGACCCCAAAATATAAGGAGTTTTAAATGGCTATAAACTTTTCCAATGCCAACCTGACACTCGCACAGATGCGTACGTTTGTTGGCGAACTGTCTGACCTTGACATTGGTTTTGACCCCAATGACGATATTTCAACCGACTTGGTCAATGGTTTTGTTAAAGAAGGTTTCCAAAAGATTGTAGCTTTAAGCCAAAGATATCCTTATTATCAATCAACATATGGGTTTTCAACTATTGCAAACCAAAGAAGTTACACCAATTTTGGTAGAATTTTACCATCAGTAGTATCGGTAAATATTAGTGACATTCAACAAATAATAGCAGTTGTTAACAATACTGACAACGGTAATGCATTAGTTTATCTTGACCAGGCAAGGTGTGAATCAATCTGGGTTGGCACATCAGACCAAGCAGAAATACCAGCATACTTTTCAATATGGGCTGGTCAATTAAATCTTTGGCCAAAACCAAATGATGTTTACTCTATAACCATTCGTGGTTTTAGAGTTCCAAGTTTGACCTGGTTTTCTGACGAAAACTTATCAATAGACATTGACCCCCAAATGCAATTGCCATTAATCAACTACGTAATGGCACGCATCTTCCAATTCCAGGAAGACCCGGAGATGGCAAGAGAATACATGTCAAGCTTCGAAAAAGCCGTTGCAATCATTCAGGGCCAGTTGACCGCACCATCAAGCAACAGACAACTAATCATGTCTGGCGGTTTGCAACTCACGCCGTACGATTGGTGGTGGAGCGACACTCCAAACCTAAGAGTGCTGCCAGGTAGCCCATACCCGTTAGGGGTTGCGTTATAAATGGCGCAGATTCTTTTTGACCAAGTAAGGGACTTTACCGGTGGTCTAAACTTCCGTGCCGACCAGTTTCAGTTAAGGAACAACGAATCACCTTTCATATTAAACCTTGACGTTGACCCGCGCGGTGGCGTGTTTAGTCGTGCCGCATACAGAAAAAAGCACACGACACAGGTAAGCGGCAACTGGAATCCAAAGCTGTTGTTCAACTACAAATATCCGTCGGCGCCAAGAATAATATTATCAACCGGCAAAGACGGTGCAACAGACGGCAAGATATACAAATCAACTGGTGGCGACTTTAGCACGATAGAATATTCTTCTGGTAACGACATTGCAGTCAAGTCCACCAACGGTGCATCGGTCACAACTTGGCAAGAGACGCTGTACATGGCGATAGGCAAAGATGCCACTCAAATGTATTATTGGAACGCAGGCTCTACGTACGCGGTTGCGTTATTGGCATCTGGTCCGACTTGGCAACCGTACCAGGTTCCAACTGGTGGTTACATGCCAAGGGCAGAATTGGTTAGGGCGCATGCAAACAAATTGTTCGTTGCAAACACGTTCGAGGATGGCGAATCACATCCGAACAGAATACGTTGGTCGCACGAAAACAGGCCAGAAGACTGGTTTCAGGACGACTTCATAGACATCATTGCCGGTGGTGAAGGAATAACAGGTTTAGCTGTAGTAGATGGTCAACTGCTAATATTTAAACCCAAGGCTGTTTATTTGCTTATGGGTTACGATGCCGACTCGTTCCAGCTCGTAGAACTTTCTACGACGGTTGGAATTCAATATCCACAAAACGTAGTCGAGGGTTCTGGTGGCGCTTATTTCTTCGATTATCCAGCAGGATTGTTGTTCTTTAATCGCAATGGTATTCAAAATGTTTATGACCGCCTGAAGCCAACCATTGACACCAACAGAATCAACGCACAAAAACTAGACAAATTAACTTTATCATATGTAAACGACAGAGTGTGGATGTCTGCACCGTTTGATTTTGACACCGATACACAAAGCTCAACATCCAATCCAACTGGTTCGGCAATTGATTATTCCAACGTCAATTTTATCTATGACCCGTCGATAGGTGCAGGCGGAGCATTCACGTTGTATCAGTCGGCAACCTGGTACGGAGGAGCCGCAACACCGGTAAATTTGACAGGTTTTGGATTGATGTCGGGGTGTGATTGGACGGACGCAACAGGCGAAATATATCATCTAATGATTAATCCAAACAGTTCTTTTAAATACGTGATGTACGTCGATGAATATGATTTCGTGGACGACATTCCGCAAAACACCAAAGACGACGTGCCAGAGGGCGACCAAGAAGGCGATTACGAAACGATATACACGACCTCGTGGTTTTATGACGACCGTTACGTGCAGGACAAAACGTTCGTAAGAAGCCTGTATGTCGTACGTCCGGTAGACGTTATAACGGAAATAAACGTCGACGTTTACCACGACTTCAACACAGAATCACCGGTTACGTCCCATGACGTAACCCTTGACCCAGTTATTACGGGAGACGTGTGGGGCACCGGTGTTTTTGGCACGGCTGTATTTGGTGAAAGCGATTTGCAAGAAGGCATACAAAAAGGCGGAAGGCTAAAGAAAGCCAAGGCGGTGCAACTAAAGTTTCAAGGTCCAAACGCCAATCTGGTTGGAGTAGATGGTCCGGAAGGTAGACAGTGGGGAATAAACTCAATCGCATGGAAATTTAAACGTAGAAAAGTCAGGAGTCAAAGATAATGACAACGTTAACAATACCAAACTCATTTAGTACGGGAGAAGTAATTGACGCGGCAGAAATGAACGCCAACTTCACCGCAGTAAAGACATACGCAGAAGCCCTGTCCGATGGTTCGGGTTTTGACGCAGGCGCAATCAACACAGAAGACATAGCAGACACTTCGATAACAACTGCAAAGATTGCAACAGGCGCAGTTACTGCAGCAAAGATACCGGCCAGCATTGCCCTAACGACACCAAACATTGGCGCAGCAACAGGTACATCGTTGAACGTTACTGGTGCTGTAATTGCCCACATAATTCCATCACCAGTGGTCGGCCCCTACAGCCTTGTGCTTTCCGACGACGGGACCATCATTGAGAAGAATGATGCTTCTGGCACCACTGTCACCATTCCATTGAACACAGCCGTTGATTTTCCCAACGGAACACAAATTGTGTTTATCCAGACTGGTGTTGGTCAAACGACCATTGCTGGCGCTGCAGGAGTAACCGTAAACGGCACACCTGGTTTGAAATTGCGTGCACAATACTCGTCTTGTGTTTGCATTAAACGCTCAACCA